TCATTCTTCCAAAAGAAACTGTACTTCTGATGGAATGCCAATCCGTAGATAATAACTTTTACAGGATTCTTCTTGCTCAGGATTACTGCCTATGGATAGTAGCTTTACAGCAAAAACGTTAGCTTGACGCTCAAGCTTGCCAGGAGAGAAGTAAGAGCTTTCTTCCAGGAAAAAGCGGTTAATCCCCTTGTGAAGGCGATCATGACCTAATTCATGCGCACAAACGAAGCGCTGCCACTCAACTGGCAACTCATTATGAATGACGATAAATCTTCTTCTTAGTTTTCTGTAATATAATCCCTTTGTGCCTGTCCCAAGGTTCATGAAACGAATGTGAATACCTAGCGCTGAGGCTAGCTCGAATGGACAGTTGGTTTTATATTTTTTAATCAGATTATTAATCAGTTCATCCATATTCTTCACCTGCAGCATGTTAGTGTAGTTATTAAGTGTTGTTAGATTTATTTCTCTTGTTCATCTGTTTGGCTTCCCAGAATAATCCGGTTAGTACATCTTTTATCCTCTGCTTGTCATCCTTGTCTAATGGAATTCCATCAAACATCAGCTCTCCATCATCCTCCAACATTTTACGAAAGTCACGCTTATCCTTGCTTGTAGCCCACTCTGGGACAATCTCTTCGCTTGGAAGGGGATGTTCCTGTAAATAGCCTGCCTGATCCATTAACTCCTCGTAAGGGACGCCTGTAGCCTCAGCAATTTTGCGTAAAGTAGTTGGCTTAGGCACGCCTCTTAGACCATTTTCAATTCGTGAGATTTGTGAACCGCTAATCCCCGCTGCTGCTGCCAATTGATTAATCGTTAATCCCTTTGCTTCGCGAAGTCCCTTCATGTAATCCCCAAATTCTATTGTCATCTCAACCACTCCTTATAGAATGATGCTTATATTATTAATATAAGTCATTTTTGCCAATTGGTAAACAACAAAGCGCATGTTATTGCCAAAAGGCAAGATAATGGAGGGAAATCTATTCTATTTCGCCCAAAACAGACGAATACGGGGTTTTACGAGATTGGTAGAGAAGTGGTATATTATAGAAAAATACGAACAGAATACGAACACTAATATATTTTAGCACATTGCTTAGGAAACTTCCGCAATTTAATCTCATTCTGTCAAACCTAAAGGAGTGCATAAAATGATGAACTTATCCGCCTTACCAGAGTTGGACCGTCGCCGAACCCAGGTCGCTATAGAGAGCATGTTAGAGAAATACCGTATTTTTAAGACCGTTACATTTGAAGCTAAGGAAGCCAGTACTACTTATTCTTACACAGAAAGATTTCATGGCCCTACGAATACAGTTACTGATCAGACTGCTGCGTTAGCTTCTTATAATGTGGATGTACCGGCTGCTAGAAGAGCTTTTTGTTCAGCAATGGACTCTGTGGTAGAGAGACTCGATACGAGGGAACAGCAATTAGTAAGAGAGCGTTATATGAAAAGAGATGAAACATACGATTATACGATCTACAATCATGTGTTTGATCCACCGGTAAGTAAGGACACTTACGTGAAGATACGCACGAAGGCTTTTTACAAGATGGCTTTGGCTTTAACGGATCTCGGTCTACTGTCCCTTAACACCTTAATAACAGCACCTAGAGTGAAAAAAGAGAAGGTTAGTATTACCTAAGAAATATAGAGGGTTACTTAAGACTGTATCGTCCGAGCGGATGATGCGGTCTTTTTTTATGGATAGAACGATTCTCCGAAAAACCGCCCTATACCATCCCAAAGTTAGCGTAAACCTCGTCGGTCTACCGTCTCTGCAAGGCAAATAGGGGTGTATATTTATAACATGGCAAATGAAGCAAAAAGAACACCGCAAGAGCATGAATGCTCTGCTAATCGTTCAGCCCTACTGGTGATGTGAACAAATCTAGCGGTGAAAGATTCTTTTGGCATGGGCCTAGTGTAGAAGGGTATTATCCAACAGCGGATAGTATCCTTTTTTGTTCTTAAATTTAGTAGAGGGGGTGTCTTCTTAATGTTAATGCGATTGAAGGTTAACACCATCAAGGATTGGCGAATCGTCGCCCTTCAGAAAGGAATGGAGTGATGTCGGTACAACAATTACGAAAACACATTACGAGTACGCTGGAACGATATTTTCCAGATGTGCCTGTGTATGTGTATGGGGAGAAACCTCAGACGGCTTATTTTTACCCCGGACTGATTTCAGCGACATTGGATCGCCAGCGAGAAGGCAGATATTTAGCGGTATACCGTTTTGGTATCCGTTATGAGCAAGGCAGCCTGCTGGAAGCTGAGACAATGGCAGATAAGCTGAGTGAGGCAATGGCAGGGATGGAGCAGGATGGCGGAGCCTTTCGTGTAGCTAGGCAAGCTTGGGAAGCTGGAAAAGAGGGGCATGGGCCGCTTTTTACAACGGACTATATGGTGTATTTGCAAAGTGAGAAGCCTGACCCCATTAATATGGGTCAAATGATAGGAGGAGAAAGACTGAAATGAGCACAAAGATGAGTAGTGGAGATCGTTTTGGTAAAGAGCAGATTGTGAATTCATCGCTTTTTACGGCTAAGGAAAAGGATGTGCTGAACGTTATTTTGCAGAATGACAAAAGTTATACGATCGAAGAAGCGAAGCAATCTATGCGATTGTTTATTAATAAGGAGGTTTTGAACTAATGGCAGGCGGAACATGGACAACTCAAAACAAAGTGCGCCCAGGGGTGTACGTAAATGTAGCATCGAATCAAGGTGCCATCGGCAAAATGGGAGAACGCGGGATTACTGCTTTGGCACTTGCCTTATCTTGGGGAGAAGCTGGAGTGATCATGAAGATTACCCCGCAGGACGATGTGAAAAAGCTGCTAGGTGTTGATTTGGAGCATCCTACACTGTTACTAGTACGTGAAGCACTGAAACGGGCAGGAACCTTGCTGCTTTATCGATTGAATGAAGGGGTTAAAGCGGCGGTAACCAATAGCGGTCTTCAGGTAACTGCTAAATACGGCGGTGTGCGCGGAAACGATCTATCTGTTGTTATAGAGAAGAATATTGAGAATAATGCTCTTTTTGATGTGAAGACCTTGCTTAGTGGAACTGAACTGAATAAGCAAACGGTTGGAACGGCTGAAGAGTTGGTCGCTAACGATTATGTACAATTCCAGAAAAATGGCGCAGAAGGCTTGAAGCTAACCGCAGGGATGCCGCTTATTGGCGGAGCTAATGGTACGGTGACAAATGGTGCGCACAGCGATTTCTTATCTGCTCTTGAGGTACTTGAGTTCCAAACCGTTGGGTTAGTATCGCAGGATAGTACGCTTAAGGCGCTGTATAGCTCTTGGGTCAGACGACTGCGGGATACGGAAGGAAAGAAAGTTCAGGCTGTATTATCGGATTATGCTACTGCGGGTCATGAGGGTGTGATCAGCGTGAAGAATGGGGTAGTACTGAGTGACGGAACTACGATTGATAAGACCAATGCTGTGGCTTGGGTGGCCGGTGCTACGGCTGCTGCTGCGGTGAATCAATCGCTGACTTATCAGGGATATGACGACTCCGTTGACGCTGATGTGCGGTTTAGCCATTCTGAAACGACAGCAGCTTTGCTGCAAGGCGAACTGCTCTTTACTTACAGTGGAGGGCGAGCTGTGGTGGAACAGGATATTAACACGTTTACGGCATTCTCTCCGGATAAAGGCAAAGCGTTCTCCAAAAATCGTGTGCTGCGTGTGCTGGATGGGATTGCGAATGATCTGAAGCGTATTTTTGAGAACTACTACATTGGTAAAGTAGCCAATAATGAAGATGGACGGGCTCTGTTCTGGTCACAATGTGCGACTTATATGAATGATTTGCAGGATATGGGTGCGATTGAGGGCTTTAACGCGCAGACAGATGTTGTCGTTGTGGCTGGTGCGGATAGTGATAGTATCGTGCTGGATGTGGCTGTGAAACCGGTAGATTCCGTAGAAAAAGTATATATGAAAGTGAAGGTGGTTTAAGATGGCATTTTTAAAAGCTAGTGATACGATTTCCGGCCAGGAGGGCCGTGCGTATGCCGTGATTGGTACGCAAGCTGAAGAGATGTTCTATGTGAAGACGCTTGAAGCTACGGTAGAAAAAACAAAGGCAGAAGTGAAGACACTCGGTCGACGTGGTGTTCAGCATAAAGCGACTGGATGGTCGGGCAGCGGTTCGATGACGATTTTTTATATGACTAGTCGTTTCCGCCAGATGATGCTTGATTATATGAATACAGGTGTCGACCAGTATTTCGATATTGAGGTTACGAACGAAGACCCATCGTCCAGTGTGGGAGCCCAACGCATTATTTTAAAGGGCGTGAACCTTGATAGTGTCATCATGGCCTCCCTCGATACAGAGTCAGATGCGCTGGAAGAAGAAGTGAGCTTTACCTTTGAAGATGTGCAGATTGTGCAAGCTTTTGGCGCTCCGGCAGGCTCCGGAAATTAATAAAGACAACTAGATAGGAGCAAGTAAGGCCCGGGCGTGCAGTTAGCGGCGGGTCCCTTCTCTGTCTATTTTAGTAGTACTAGAAGAAACTAAATTATTTTAGGAGGAAGACAATGAGTGAATTAAGTTTGTTTTTTGCGCAAAATGTAGCATGTGACACGACCGAGGAGTTTGTGGTATCGCAGCGTTTTAAGGATAAGGAAGGGAATGCAGTAGCCTGGAAGTTACGCAGTATGAACGAGGATGAGAATCAGGAATGCCGTAAAGCGGCTACCCGTAAGGTCAAAGGGAAAAATGGAGTGTATACCTCCGAGATCGATCCGAATGATTATATGGCTAAGCTGATGACTTCAAGTGTGGTGCATCCGGATCTGAAAAATGCTGAATTGCAGCGTTCGTATGGTGTTCTTGGTGCCGAAACGCTGCTGCGTAAAATGCTGCTTCCAGGTGAATTCGCTGCGCTGGGTGAACGGGTACAGGCCTTGAATGGCTTCGGTACAGATATGAACGAGCTGGTGGATGAAGTAAAAAACTAATCAACGGGGGCGACAGTGAAGCCAACCTGGCTTACTACGCCCTCCACGAGCTGCACATTTTACCACATGAGCTGATGAAGCTGTCTACACGTGAACGCGCCGCAATTTATGCGATGATCGCTGTTCGGGTGGAGAAGGAGAAGCGGGATCAGGCGAGGAGTAAAGCAAGGAAGAGATGAGGGGGTGAATGAATGAAGATAGAAGCATCTAAAGCCGTAATGCTACCGATGAAATCCCTGGCAATCTGGAAGAATGTCAATAAACAATGTGTTCGTCTAAACAGTAATCTGGATATCATTAATCGTTTGGTCAAGGGAATGCAAGTGGTTATTAAGCGGTCAAATGATGAGATGAGCCGTTCTCTGAATCAAGTAAACCAGTCTTTGCAGGACATCAACGATACTCTATTTGAGGGCTTTAAACGTCTCCTTCCTAAAATTGTAGTTTCCAGGGATATAGTTATTGAGCAAAGCCAACAAGCTGGGCAATCACAACAGCTAGCTCTACGAACGCTAAGTATCTCCCCTAGTGAGCAAATGGGCAAGAAAGAAGAAGAAAAAGCGAAGAAGGTAAATTGGTGGAAGGGATTAAAAGCAAAAGAGAAAAAGAAAGAAGAGGAGAAAAAGCCCGAGACGAAGGCTGATCCAGTCCCTACTCCTAAAATTAATCTGAGAAAGGAACCGCCGACTCCACCATCTCCACCATACCCTGACTCAAAAATCATGAAATTTCTTAAGACAGCAGATGTGGTAAAACCATTTAACGCGGTTAAGTCTTTGGGGGAGAAAGCTGTAAAAGCTGCAGCAGAACCAGAAGATATCGCCAACTGGAATAAGCTGAATGACAATACAGACGCTGCGCTTAAGAAAATCGGTGAGAAAGCAATGGGAGCCTTGAGGCCAGTGATGGATACCTTGAACGAGGCGCTGACTTCAGGTCAATTGATGCCGATTATAGATGCTATGGCTAATGGGTTTCTCTTCATAGCGAATGTGATTGGTATGGTAGTTAATGGAATATTATGGTTGGTAGGAGTGGTGCAGGAGAACTGGTCCTGGATTAAACCGTTCCTAGAAGCGATAGCATTTGTCTATCTAGCAGCTATGATTGTGCAGGTGTATTCGCTTGCAGCAGCATGGATGGTAGCCAACTGGCCTATTTTAGTGGTCATTGCTGTTATTGCAGCACTTATTTATATTTTTCAACTGTTAGGTGTTTCTGCGGGCGATGTTGTTGGAGCTATAGCGGGGGCATTTGGGTGGTTAAAGGTCTATATACAGAATGTTATTATATATTGGCAAAATATATTTATCATATTTAAGGATTTCCTTCAGAACTTGTTCATAGATCCAGTATATGCCATTGATAAACTCTTTTATGACTTGGCTGTTAACTTCTTGGATCTTATGTATCAAATGGCGGTTGGTGCTGAAAACTTTGCAGGCGGTTTTATGAAGGTAGTAGCGGATGCTATTAATAAGATGTTACCAGGTGTTAAGAAGCTACTAGATTTCTTGAGCAATATACCAGGATTTGAAGGATTAGCTAATATAAAAATAGATTATATAACTCCTGAAGTACCCCGTGTTGTGAGCGGAATGATTAAAAATATGAAGGGCCAATTGGTTGCCCCAACAAGTAATAAAGCTGTAAAAAACACTGAGAAGAAAGAATTTTTAGAATATGAGGATACCGTTAATGCTTACACCCAAAAGGGAAAGGATTTCGCTGGGAAATTTGGTGATATGGGAAGGAAAGCGAAAGAATTAATAGAAAATCCCATCGGGAAAATTAATGGATCAAAAACCTCACAATCAGGACTATTAGCTAACCAAAGCAACAACCTCAACACCGTCAACCGAGTGAAACAACTCGACTCCATCAACGACACTGTAGACATCTCCAGTGATGATCTGAAAATGCTGCGTGAGCTTGCCGAGATTCAGGCGATCCAGAATTTTGTGGAGCTTACGCCGACGGTGCAGGTGACGACCGGGAATATTAACAATGCCGGAGACATTGATTCAATTATCAACAAGATCGGGCAAAAGCTGAACGAGGAGTTTGTCTCTACAGCGCAGGGGGTGTATACGTAGCATGGAAGAGTACGGGATTTTTCTTGGTTTTAATAATCAGGCGGATGCATTCCGGCTGCCAGTCAACCCGGAGACCTTGGAGATCAAGGAGAGCGGGGATGGAAAAAGCTATACCATTATCGATTTGGGTGAGATCAATACGATTGCTTATCCGAAGCTGACGGAGATCACCATCGAAAGTATCTTTCCGGCACAAAGGTATCCGTTCGTATTGGTACAAGAGGACGGGCTGAAGAGACCCTTTGAATATGTGGAGCTTATTAAGAAGTGGATGACGAGTCGCAGACCTATTCGTTTTGTATTCTCCGGGGTGAGCTATGCGGATGACACGAAAAAAGCTGAGGGGAAGCTAAACGACGCCAAGAAATGGTTAAAGGAATCATCGACTAGTGAGGATAAATCCATAGAGATTGATTTCGGTGTGAATATGGCTATGAGTATTGAAAGCTTCTCTTGGAAGCTCAGTGCAGGTACATCAGGGGATATTGAATATTCGTTATCTCTCAAAAAGTATGTATTTTATCAGGCGGTAGCTGTTAAAGTCGTCAAGGATGAAGTGAAGGTAGAACAGAAGCGGGCGAACGAAACTCCCAAACCTAAAACGTATATCATGAAATCTAAAGATAATCTATGGAAAATCGCTAAAGAAATCCTTGGAGATGGTAATAGGTGTTGGGAAATCCAGAAACTTAATGGCATTAAAGATAGTGAGCTGAGGAAGCTTCCAATCGGTAAGGTCATTAAGCTGCCGTAGGAGGATGTTATGGAACTGCTTGTGAAGAATAAGGAAGGTAATCTATGGGATATTTCTGGCATCGTCTCCGATATTTCTTGGAAAACGGCCCGCTCAGGAAAACCGGCAACGCTAGAGTTAACACTTGTGGACAGTGGAATCTATCAGCATCCTAAGTTCGGTATCAGCAACGGTGATATTATTCAGTTCAGCAAAGATAATGTGGATGTATTCTACGGGTTTGTGTTCAGTATTGATACAGGCTCGGATCAGGAGATTAAGCTGACTGCCTATGATCAGATGCGTTATTTGCTGGGCAATGGCAGTTATGTTTTGCAGGATGTTACGGCTAATGATGTTATAAAAAAAATAACGCAAGACTACGGCCTGCAGACAGGTGTGCTGGAGAATACAGAGTACCGAATTCCCTCATTAATTGAAGATGACAAAAAACTGCTGGACATCATTATGGGAGCGATCGGCAGTGAGCTTCAGTATAAGGGGCGGTTGATGGCCTTTTACGATGATTTTGGTAAGCTAACGCTGCGAAAACCGGAGTCTATGCTGCTTAATCTGGTGTTGGGAGCGGGGCATTATCTGTATGACTATTCGCTCAAAAAAAGTATTGATGATGATACGTACAACACGATCTTTTTATACAAGGATAATGAGAAGTCTGGTAAGCGTGATTTCTTTCCGGTTAGCGATAAGGATAATGTGAAACGCTGGGGTATCCTCCACTTGTATCAGAAGGCTGATGACAAAGCGAATGCTGCCCAAATTCAGGAGAAGGCAAATAATCTGCTGAAAATGCACAACCGTGAAAAGCTTAGTCTCTCCGTACAGGCGATTGGTGATATGCGCGTAAGGGCTGGTAATTTCATTTATGTCCTGCTTGATGAATTTAAGACTCAGGTGTTTCTGGTGGATCAATGCAGTCATAAGATTTCCGGTGGGGAGCATACGATGTCCCTCGATATAAAGGTGGTGTAGAGATGATGTTGGATATTATAAAAAAAGCAAGCTTAGGAGCCGTGGGAAATACAAATCCCGTGGCTTTTTCTTATGGGACGGTAACGGAGGCAGCTCCTTTGCAGATCCAGGTGGATCAACGTTTTATTTTATCGGGGAATGCGCTAGTACTGCCTGAATCGGTAATGGAAAGCAAAATCGAGCTAGAGGGTAGAGAAGTAGTAGTGCGTCGAGGACTTGCCTCTGGTGATCGGGTTCTGATGGTTCGGATGCAGGGTGGACAAAGCTATATTGTACTGGATCGGCTGGTGAGTCCGATATGATTCCTGCGATTGGAAAAGCTGGACCGATAACTGCTCTTCTTGAAGGCGAGGTCAACCTTGAGCGTGGGGAAAGCCCCAGTCTAACCTACCGAATGGATTGGGACAGAAGAAGGATTACTGGCCAAGCGGATGGACTTGAGGCCGTGCAGCAGGCAGCGGCCAAAATTCTGCGAACCGATAGATTTGAACATCTGATTTACAGTGCGGATTACGGAACAGAGTGGCAGCTGGTTCTGGGTAAGGATCGGCTGTTGGTCAGAGCTGAAATCAGACGTGTCATTAGTGAGGCCTTACTTCAGGATGAACGAATCCTTAGTTTAGAAAATATTGAGGTTTCTTTTAACGGGGATAATCTAACTTTTGATTGTAAGGTGGTCACACGTTATGGCAATTTTCAGCTGAGAAAGGAGTGGAATGAGGATGTATGAGGATCAGACGTATGAGGCTCTTTTGGAGCGAATGCTGGACCGGGTTCCGTCAGGTTTGGATAAACGCGAGGGCAGCATCATTTATGACGCGTTTGCTCCAGCAGCAGCAGAGCTTGCGCAGATGTACATTGAGCTGGATGTGAATAATAATCTGTATTTTGCAGATACGGCTACCGGAGAGTACTTGGAGAGAAGTATCGCCTGGTCAGGAATTGTAAGGCGTGAAGCGAGTAAGGCGCAGCTGAAGGGGATTTTTTATAAAGCGGATGGAGGATTTGTGGATGTTCCTCTAGGCAGCCGCTTCTCTCTCGATATGCTGAATTATATTGCCGTGGAGAAGTTATCTCTTGGAGTGTATCGGCTGGAAAGTGAAACTGCTGGAGAAGAAGGAAGTCGATACTTCGGCTCTTTGCTGCCAGTGGATTATATTTCAGACCTTGCGCGTGGGGAAATAGCTGCTCTATTGATTCCCGGAGAGAACGAAGAAACCGATGAATCGCTACGCCAACGTTATTTGGATTCAGCCAGGCGCCCAGCTACTAGCGGCAATAAATATCACTATATGGAGTGGGCGATGCAGGTTGTGGGGGTGGGAGGTGCACGTGTTTTTCCGTTATGGGACGGCCCTAAGACGGTGAAAGTGATTGTTGTGGATGCCGAGAAACTTCCTGCTTCTGAGCTGCTGGTGACTAAGGTTCAGCATTACATTGATCCGGTCTCTGGAGCGGGTGAGGGACAAGCCCCCGTAGGTGCAGTTGTAACAGTAGCATCGGCAACGGGAAAAAGTATTAGTATAAGCGCAAAAGTAACCCTTGCTTCAGGTTATGCACTGCAAGCTGTAAATGATGAATTCAAGGGGATTCTTGAGAGTTATCGCAAGGAGAAAGCTTTTTCAGCAACCTATATTAGCCAGTCTGTAGTCGGGGCACTATTGCTAGCTACTGAGGGAGTCGCGGATTACAGTGAGCTGAAGCTGAACGGTGGAGCGGGCAACGTAATGTTGAACGAAGAAGAAGTACCGTTGTTCGGCAATGTTTTACTGGAGGTGTAGCATGGGGTATCCAGAACAAATTGATATATTTCAAGACAAGCTAAATAAAAAAGCTAATGGTAGCAGCTATGTTATCGAAGAGAGATTATCGCTTGTAAATGGCGCTTACAGTGGTTTGCTTGCACATGACAACATTAATAACCAAACTATTGCGGTGTACACGGGGTCACAGTATTCCGGGATCGAGCTACGCAATTTCACTGTGTCTTTTCCGGATGAGGCGCCGTGGCGGCGGTTGATTAAGATTTTTGCCGATGTGCCCGAGGTATATGTAACTTATGAAACCCCCGGGGATACCGTTGAAGCGGATGATATTAATGGTTTGCAAGGTAGCCTTACAGCCGTACAAAGTGAACTAGAGCGTTATAAGAGCAAGGGTCAGATTGACGGAGGATCATTTAGAAGAGAGGTGTAAAATGGCTCAGACCATACAAATAAAGCGGGGTACTAAGGCTGAACTAACGAGTTATGGAGTCTTGAAGGCGGGTGAGCTTGGTTTTTGCAGTGATACTAAGGAAGTTTATATTGGTGACGGCACGTCTAATTCCATGGTCGGAAGGGCGCTATCGGGTCCAGAAGCTTCGCGTCCGGTTGCAGGAGCCGTTGGCCGTTTGTATTACGTGACTACGGGTACCAATAGCGGATATTTATATTTTGATGATGGGGCAGCTTGGCGGCGAGTGAACGCGCAGAAGCTTAGCGATCTGACAGGTACAATTGACGATATCGCTGATGGAGCAACTTATGGGAAGGTGCTTAAAGCGGATATTAGTGCGGGACATATCAACAAAGTATCAGATGGTACGAACGTAAAGACTGCGGCTGAGATTAAGACTCACATTGACGATGTGACCAAGCATCGGACGATCAATGATGCCGGGACTACGATTACAGACTTGTGGTCTGCACAGAAGATTAAAAATGAAATTGAGCTGGCCAAGCATAACATCGAACCGCAAGCGTCGGTAAAAGATCAGAACCTGCTGGCTCCACCTGCCAGTCCGGTTGAGGGGGATCGATATATTATTCCAGCAGGGGCAACCGGGGCATGGGCGGGGAAAACGAATCAAATTGTTGAGTACCAATCTGCTGCATGGGTATTTTATGTTCCTGCCGTAGGCTGGACCGCTTATGTCGATGATGAGCAGAAGATTTATAGCTGGAATGGCAGCGCATGGGTTCGCACGGGTGGTGCGTTACAGACCATTACAGCTGGAAACGGACTGATTGGTGGTGGTCAGGCCGATGCTGTGACGCTGAATATTGGTGCAGGCAACGGGATCACGGTTACTGCAGACGCGATTGCGGTTACAGCTGGAAAAGGGATCACTGTAGATGGAACCGGTGTAGCTGTAAGTGTGGATGGAAGCAGCATCATTTATGATGCTGCGAATGGCAATAAACTTACTGTAGCCAGTATTGATGGCGGAACATTCTAGGGGGCGGGACAATGGCTTTAAAGACATTGATTCAAATACGCCGCGGCTTGGAAAGTGCGATTGGCGCACTGGCTATTGGTGAACTTGGCTACTGTACAGACAGTGGCAAGCTGTACATTGGTTCTGCTGCTGGTAATGTCTTACTGGTAGCCGCGCAGAGTACCGGGGATATGCTGAAAAGCATTTACGATACGAATAACAATGGCAAGGTGGATTTCGCGCAACAAGCAGATAGCGTAGCTTGGGCGGGGGTGGAGGGTAAACCAGCGGTATTCCCACCGGCGGCGCATACACATGATTATTTGCCCAAAGGACCCCTAACCTGGAATCAACTGAAGGGGGTGTAGAGGATGAGTTACGGCAGCTCTTTATACAGCGAATTGCAATATTCCGCAGATAAAGATTCGAGCCATCCGGGTGAAGTCGAGGCACCTGATCTAATGCAGTATTTGCCGGATTATTATAAGGATGTCACCGAAATGGAGAAGCTTCAGGAGACCATCGGGATTGAAATTGGTGGACTGAAGGTTGGCACTATAGATGTTCTGGATCAGGCGTTTGTTGAAACAGCGACGGTGAGCCTTGGACGTTGGGAGGCTGAGCTTGGACTAAATATCGATTCATCCAAGTCATATGCCACACGCCGAGAGATGATTAAAGCGAAGCTGCGTGGAAATGGGACCACAACGCCGGAGATGATCCAGCGGACGGCGTCTGCTTTTTCAGGTGGAGTGGTTGAAGTTAAGGAAGTGCCTGAAGAGTACCGTTTTGAGATTCATTTTGTAAGTACGCTGGGCATTCCTCCTAATATGGCAGGGTTGATTCAAATTATTGAAGAGATTAAACCCGCGCACTTAGCTTATGAATTTGTGTTTAGCTATACCTGGTGGGACTCCGTTAAGGTTTTGACTTGGGAGAATGCTCACAGTAAAACATGGAACGAATTAAGAACTTATAGATAGGAGAGTGACACATGCAAACCACAGGAAATTTGGGATTAAAGAAGCCCGAGGGAACAGATATCGTTGATATCGCCGATCTGAACGGAAATATGGATATCTTGGATAATGCAGTGAATGGCAAAGTTGATAAGGTTACTGGTAAGCAGCTGTCTACGAATGATTACACCGCAGCTGAGAAAACGAAGCTGGCTGGTATTGCTGCGGGGGCGAATAATTACACGCACCCTAATCACACGGGGGATGTTACTAGTAACGGGGATGGAGTTACGGCTATTGCGGCTGGAGTGATTGTGAATGCTGACGTTAATGCTGCAGCCGGAATTGATGCTTCAAAGATCGGAACTGGCGTGGTATCGAACGCGGAGTTTGGGTATTTGGATGGGGTGACTAGTGGGATTCAGGGGCAGTTAAATAATAAGCTGCCAGCAGGTGGTGGTACAATGATCGGTGATATTTCTATGGACCCTCTCTATATCGATGCAAATTCTCCATCTCGACTTATTCGTTTCTCCTTCAGGAACACGCTTAATGTGCTGAAAGAGAAATTATTTGGTGTAAATGCAGCGGGAAAGCTAAACCTAACTGTACCGGGTGAGGGAGAGTATATTGTCCCCTTGGCTACTTCCGCAGACATTACCTACTATGTCCGTACAGATGGTAATGATAGTAATAACGGTCTTGCCAATACAGCGGCAGGGGCGTTTAAAACCATTGGTAAAGCTATTAGTTCGATTCCGTCGGTTGTAAATCATGCAGTGTATATCAATATCGCATCCGGAACATATGCTGAAACGTTAAATATGGGTGGTTTCAGCGGAGCGGGTAAAATATATATTAACAACGGAATTAGCGCCCTCAGTACAAGCTATAACATACAGTCGTTGCGAATAATTAATTGTGGTGTAGTTGTGTCTATCTCTGGATTAAACGCCCAAACAACAACGACAAACGCATTCATGGTTGAAAGTTGTCTTACCGTGGAGTTTTACTACTGCCAAGCTACAGCAGCCACAGTCACATATCACGGTTTTGTGGCGCACTCATCTAAGGTTTACACATACGCATGTCGGGCATCTAATAGATATGTTGGATTCTACGCAGGGCAAAATTCAAATTTCTTGGTTTGGAGTACGGACGGAACGGCTAATAAAGTGGCTTTAATGGGCGCTGAAGGTGGGCTTTTATCGTACAACGGGACTTATCCAACCGCTTCAACCCTCAAGGATATAGCCTATCAGAACAGCGGAAGTGTAACATCGGGAGTTCTTAACCCATGGGGAGATAATACGACGGGCAACCGCAGTGCGTTCAGGGCTTGGAATCAGAGTACGCAAACTGTTTCGGCGACGACATTCACAAAGCTAAGTTTCCCTAACTCAAATATGGACAATTTAGGAAACTATAACGTCTCCACAAGCAGGTTTGTGGCACCTCAAGGCGGCATTTACCTGATAGCGGGAGCGGTCAGCTTTTCAGGAATGCCCGTGGGTACTTATTTAACCTTATCCGCATTCATAAACGGTTCCAGAGGGGTGGACCTTGGAAGTTACACGCCTAACTCCAATCCCGGAACTATGTTCACTCAAGGCGCGTCAGCCGTATACTTGGCGGCTGGTCATTATGTGGAATTGTACACATATGTAACAAGCGCCGGAACAACAATAGCAACGGGCTTCGGGGAATTAAACCACTTCACAGTAACCAAAATAGCTTAAGGAGGGAATGACAGTGAATATAACACTAGCAATAATGTATCTATACCCTGATGCAGAACCAATGCGGGATTACATGGTGCAGGACAACGGACCGGAGCAAGTACTGCTATCCGGAGCCGAAGAAAAAGGCCGTGTCTGTTACGAGATCAAGCCTGTGGAAGAAGGAGAAGAAGCAATTGAGGGTGTACACTACCGTTACGGCATCGACTATAACCTACTAGTCGAGAGCGTAGATTACGACATTATTGAACGTGGCCCATACATCGCCGCCTGGAACCTAGACGTACCACAACCTACAGAAGCGGAACTCGAAGCAGCGTGGCAGGCGCATCTAGAAGCTGAAGCCAAAAAGCCGCCAGAGTTAAGCGAGGTCGAGCAACTGCGAGTAGAGAATACTGCTTTGCAGAATCGGCTTCAAGACGTAGAAGTCATTATGGCTGAATTACTCAGCATATAAACCCAAAAGGAGGTGAGTTGTAATCATGACAATCAATTCATTAACTGCCGCCAAAATTAGGTTGATGGCCAATGCCTGCATCACACGTTATGATCGTGAGGAAGGTCCGATAGAGAGCATTATCGCTTCATATAACATGCAGCCGGATAATGAGATTTTGGTAAAGGAGCAGATTATCGATAAACGATCAGATATACCATTTACTGAACATATTTTATCTGAGCAATCGTCGTCAGCTATATAACTAGCACGCATCCAAACAGGAGCGTGTTTTTTGTGCCCTCGGTGGTGCCGGGGGCTATTTTGCATCAACATTATTACAGAAAGGAGCGGACGAATGAAAGAGGGGGATATTGCGCAATTGGAGAAGCTGCTGCCGTTGGCGGATAAGTATGGGCTGGCATATATTGTTGCGTTTATTTTAATGATCGTGCTCATGGTATTATTGCGTGCGATTGTCAAAGGGAACCTTGTACCGCGAGAAATGCTGGATCGAGCAGAGGAGGATCGGGATCGTCTGCAAGCGATTTTGGATAAGGAGCGCTCGGAGTTTATGCAGCCCACACTGGACGTCTTAAAGAAACTGAAGATTGACCATACGGAAGACAGGGGGAGTTAGGAATGCTGTCACAATGGATTCGGCGGCTGCTTCTCCCCCGGCATGTTGATAAAGAGATGGAGCTCCGCAGAGCCTCTACCAGCGTTACGCTGACCATAAGTCATTATAAAAATGTCTCTCAGGAAATCCAGGAGGAGATTGATCGTAACCGATTCGCCAAATATTTAGTCTATGATCGAGGGGATCATGATGCACATGATTGATTTTTTATTATTGTTGCTATATAGCATTACTGCAGCCTGCGGATTATATATCATTTATCGCCACAGGCAATATTTTTACGAACGACTCCAAAAAGGTGTGGTCAGCGTGTTTATGCTGGCTATGCTTTTTTTCTTAATGGCCTATACATTCAATATGTTAATCATTCTACTTTTCCGTTTGGTAGCTCTACTAGGAGTGGACTCGGCAGCATGGCTAATTTGGCTGAACTATAGCTGGGCTATTGCCCAATTCGGTACAACTGGTGGGATCATCATACTCGCAATATTGACGCGTTCCGGGAAATATGACCAATTTATTTATCTGAAAAAGATAGAAAGAAAAGAGGATCATCATGCTGACTCTAACGCAGGTAAAAAATAAATCAGCCTCCCGCCTAACGGGCCTACACCCCGTAGTCCGTTCCGCTGCTACTGCTCTAATCGAACGTTGCTACAAACTCAACATCCCCATTCTCATTACACAGGGACTTCGCACAATTGCCGAGCAGGATGCTCTTTACGCACAAGGACGCACCAAACCCGGAGCGATTGTCACCAATGCGCGGGGTGGGTATAGCTATCATAATTTTGGGTTGGCCGTAGACTTTGCTCTTTTGTTACCCAGTGGATCGAATGTGTCATGGGATATGTGCCGGGACGGCAATAACAATCAGATCGCAGATTGGCAGGAGGTTGCGAAAGAGGCGAAGGCGCTGGGCTTTGAGTGGGGTGGCGATTGGACGAGCTTTAAGGACTACCCACATTTTCAAATGACGTTTGGCTTAACGCTCACACAGTTACGTGCAGGGGGCAAGCCCTCTACATCCGCAGTGGAGGCCGCGTACAAGATCATCAATCGGAAGGTGGAGGAAGAATTGAAGAGCGAGGTTATTGCTGTCGTAAAGGTTAACGGGGTTAAGGTTGCAGATGGAGTGCTTGAAAAAGGGGTCACCTACGTTCCTGTACGTGTTATTGCAGAAGCGCTAGGTGCACAGGTAGGTTATAATTCCGCCACTCGAACGGTTGAGATTACAAGTACCCACTAAGGAGGGTTATATCATGGAAACTAGAGAGATTTTAGATGATGTTATAGCATTCGCTTCTATATTAGCTGTATTCGTGCTGGCACTTGTGCAATTGGTCAAAAATAGCATTAACATCCCGCGTAATGCAGTCCCAATTATCGGATTGGTTATAGGTTTGCTCATCGGAGCGGCAGCGTATCCTTTTACCGAACTGGATATCGTCATTCGCCTTTGGGCTGGGGGATTGGCTGGTTTATCTGCGACGGGGTTATTTGAGCTAGTCTTTAAGAATCGTCCGGGGACGACGAAAGAGTAG